ATACCAAACTCTGCCTAGACGTATCAAAGGATAGATACGTCGCTCTCGAAGATCTGCCCATCTCTGATGTGGCAGAACCGGCTGTGGTTGAGAAGTGGCACCCCCTTGACATCTACTCTGTAGATGTCACTAGGATGCCGATCCTCAATGGGACGATTCCCAGAGACCCACTTTGGGGGATCCGTGAGTACACCAACTTTCCGGTGTACGACATGGTTCTCCCTATCATTCCCAATCAGGGTTTGATATCGGCGTATAACAATGCGCCGTGGGAGGTGGAAAGCCCGAGTACATGGGTACACAACCCATATACTCCTTGGACTAACCATCTTGATGCCTCTTCTCAGTATGAGGCTGTCCAGACCGTCTTAGCTAGGTGTAACCCAACACGTGCTGTGTTGGATATACCAGCTGAGGCGACTGAAACAGTCTTTAGCCTTGCCGAGTTGGTTCTGTTACGAGGTAAGTCTCTATCCGGAACGGCAGGTCATATCAACCTGTCGTATCAATTCGGATGGAAACCCCTCATTTCAGACCTCAAGACTTTAGGCCATCTTGCCCAGCTAATCGACAAAAGAATCGATACCCTGAGCAAGCTAAAGTCTGGCAGGCAATCAGCAAAGGGTACGGTTATGAAGCATTCGGTACAGGATGACAGCACCTTTACTGTCGGCCTGGGACCGGACGTGGGTGGTTCTTATAGTATAAACTATAAGCTCCATCGCGAGACGAAGGTAGACAGGTGGGGCTGTGTAGATTACATAGTCCCGTCTTCCTTCTTCACTTATCTTCATAATCTTACGCCAAGACAGTTACGGGAAGAAGCCATCAAGCAGCTCACTGCTGCTAATTGGTGGACTAATCCTTCAGGATGGTGGGAGGTAACTCCCTTCTCCTGGTTGGCCGATTGGTTTTTCGAGATCCAAGATCTCTTACGCCGCTATAGCACGGTAGAGCTCCATCCGTGGAGATACTGTGTTATGACTCGGACAACGACAACTGTCAAAGCTGAGGCCGTCTCTATCAATGCCTACTATTCAGGTGTTGACATTAATCTCGACGATCTCACCTTTGAGGCCACCATCACATCACAACAACGTTATGTGGGTGATGATGATCTCTCTCTCCCTTCTATCTCCGGATCAATGCCGACATTTACGAATCGGCAAGCCGGGATACTCGCATCACTTTTCGCCATCTACAAAGACATAGGAAAGAAGGTTTCTGTCCTAGGTTCTTTGAGACGACTTTAGGTGAAACAAGGAGACCTTAATGATCGGTGATACCATCGTAACCGGTGATCTGAGTGCAGGAACGGGCGATCTGCCCGATGCCAGCTCTCACTTGACCACTTTGGTTAAGGTGAACCAGGATGCGTATGCGAGTGAGTACCGCTATCGCGGTACTGACTACGACTACGTGTTGAAGATTCGGAATTCTACCGAATCTCCGAGGAAGGACGGTGTGCAGTTCACTCGGCACAATGCTGAGTTCACTCTCACCTTGCGGGGCGACCCTACGGCCGACCCGCCCACCTCGGCAGTCCCGTACATCGTTTCCTTCACGGCTCGAATGCCGATCGGAGGAGACGCTGCTATCATGAAGGCCCTGGCTGGCCACGTTGGCAACCAGTTCGGCCTTTATGACACGGGATCCATCCTGCAGAAGATGCTTAACTTCGAGTCTTAACTCGGAGCAGCTCTTCTCTATCCCCTTGCGAAAGGGATAGCCTCATCCAGTAAACCCCATCCAACGTACGTAGTACGCCACATGGGGCTCGGGATGCATGGATCATCGACGTCGTAGACAATTACACTCCAACTCAAGGAGAGTTATTGTGAAAAGCTACGAACAAAGTCTTCTAGGACTCTACGCGTCTCTACTTAGTGATGTAGAGGCGTATTACCCTAGGGACTCCATCGAATGGAAGCGGGACAAAGCCCGCCTCCTTTTAATGATGGATTCACGAGGCACTAAGTTCTTCACTATAGACCTCGTGGCCGCAGGCAAGCACCTTGATCGGTGTTTGTCTGACGGTACCTTCTACCCTTCGGGTCTGCCTTGTCAGGCAGCTCGTAGGGGCTCAGTAGTGCCACGACTATTCGGGGCGTTACTGAGTAAGGTGTTCCATCATGATGGTACTGTTCGGCCGGACGTCGATACAGTCGCTCTTTCGCTTGCTAGGCAGCTTTACTTCGCTGCAAAGAAAGTGAGGATGAACTGTGACAACTCGGCGACCTTCAAGGTCATCCGAGAGTTTTTCGACGTCGAAGCTGGTATGCGCCACCCGACTCTTAGTTGGGATGGCGATAGTCTACACGCTACTTCTGGGAACCGCGTCACTCTCTGTGATTTGGTTCGCCCTAAGGACGTGCAGACAGGTCAACACGAGCTCTTTGATTCAACTTCCGTTGGATCTGAGACCACCCGTGTCGATTCCCAGTGGCTCACTCTTCACGTTACTCAGCGTCTTGCTGACCTCGTGTCAAGTGACATAGGAGAAATTACCTATGATTGCCTTCGGCCGAAACATGGGCCTGGAGCTGTCTCGGACCGCCAAGGAAGGAGTAAGTACTTCTTCCCGACGTGGCCGAGGAAGCTTGAGCTTTCATTCCCTTCGTCAGAATTTGCGGTTCCAAACGCAAACTTCTTTCAGGAGGGGGTGGAAAGAGGTGTTCTTGGGCTTTCAGCCCACGAACCTCCCTCTAAGCTCATTGTTGTCCCAAAGACGCAGAAAGCACCGAGGCTCATTGCCTCAGAGCCTACTGCACATCAATGGATGCAACAGGCGATCAGACTCTTCCTTATTCCAAAGGTTGAATCTGGCCTTCTTCGGGGTGTAGTTCGGTTTAACGACCAAACACACTCTCAGAAAGCAGTCGTCGCCGCTTCCGCCTCTGGTCATGGGTGTACGATTGACTTGTCGTCCGCCTCTGACCGGTTGTCCTGTTGGACCGTGGAACGCTTCTTTCGAGCAAACTTGTCGCTCTTGGAGGCTTTCCACGCCAGTAGGACACGATGGGTTGTCAATAGTATTGACAAGAAACTTCCCAAGTACCTAGTACTGAAGAAGTTTGCGCCCATGGGCTCAGCTCTTACGTTTGTCGTTCAGTCCATAGTGTACGCCACAACTTCTGTGGCTTGCACGATGGTCGAACGCTACGGGACGTCATTGTTCCGTATGTCCACCAAAAAGTTTCGTATGGTGGCGGAACGTTGTGCCCATAGCACGATTGTGTTCGGAGATGACATCATTATCCCCGAACGCTCTTACTCCCTAGTGTCCGAGGTCTTGTCAGATCTCGGCCTGAAGATCAACAAAGACAAGTCCTACGTAGGAGGAAACTTCTACGAGTCTTGCGGTGTTGATGCGTACAAAGGTGTCGACGTGACACCCACGTACTATCTTCAGGATCTAGTAGAGTCCGAACCATCATCTTTGTCATCTGTGGTCGAATCCGCAAATAACTTTCACGTGAAAGGTTTGTGGAAAACCGCAGAATGGCTCTCCAACCAAATACCAGATCGCTTGAGAAAGCGGCTGGCAATAGTTGGGGTCGATGATGGGGCCTTCGGGCTTGCGTCATTCTGTGGTCGATCATTCACACATCTCAAGGAGAAGTGGAATGACCAATACCAACGGAAAGAATACCTCGCGCTACACGTCTTTTCGCGTAGCAAGAGGATGCAAGTCGAAGGTATCTACTCCTTGCTCCAATACTTTACGGAGTCACCGGATCCAAGTTTACCTTGGTCTTCTGGT